GAACTCGACGATCATGCCGAAGATTTCGTCGAACGTCTCGCCGAACAACGCCGCGAACGCCATTATCGCGACCATGGCGATCCCAATGGGACTGGTGAGAAATGCAATGGCCGCTCCGAGGGCCGATACGACCGCAGTCACCACGCATATGATACCGATCAGACCGGCCAGCAGGGCCGCGGCCTTGAGCAGGCGCACGATCAGCGGCCCGTGGGCTTCCCAAAGTTGCCTGACCCAATCGACCAGTCCCATTATCGCATCCCAAACCCAGACAGCCGCGTCCCGCACCCACAGCAGCACGTTCTTGATCGTCTCCCCGTAGTTCGCCTGGAAATTCGCCACGAACTCGCTCATATCGGCCACCACGGTCTTCAGGTCGAAAGTCTCGATGATGATCGTACCGATCTCGCCGAGCAGGGTCTTGAGATTGCCCGTGAACGTGCTCCAGATGCCGCCCATAGTTCCCGCCAGCCGCTCCATACCACCGGCGTAGAGCCCGCCGGCATCGGTCAGCGAAACGATCGCCTGTTCCACCGCGGCGAAGCTCACCTGTCCCTTCGAGGCCATCTCGCGGATCGCGGCCTCGGAAACGCCGAACTGCTTGGCAAGCTCCGGGAGAATGGCGATTCCCCGATCGGTGAACATCTCGATGGTCTCGCCGGTCAGTTTTCCCTGGCCGCGAACCTTGCCGAAGATGGAAGCGAGCTCGCCCAGCCGCGAGCCGGTCAAGCTGGCGATGTCGCCGAGCTGCCGCATGGTCGGGACGATGTCTTCCTGTGCCACCCCGAAGGCCAAGAGCTGTTTGGCGACGGCCCCCAGCTCCTGCTGCTCATAGGGAGTCTTGGCCGCGAAGCGATTGATCTCCTCGATCATCTTCTTGGCCGCGCCGGCCGATCCCAGCAAGACCTCGAAAGAAACGGCCAGGGCCTCGGTATCGGCCGCCAGCTTGATCATGGCCCCGACGCCGACACCCATGCCGATCGCCCCGAGCCCCGCGGCCACCGCGTTGATCGGATTGAGCAGGGCCTTGAGCTTCGCGCCGATCCCCCGCTCAATCCCTTCTGGCTGAGCTGCACATAGGCTTCCGCGAGCTTGAACGCCATGGTGTGTCACCTTCCATGCCAACGCCTAAGGTTTTCGCGGTTTTCGCGGGTCCGGGTCATCGCCGTGTAGTCCTCCATGTTCAGCCGCCGGATCACGTGGTCCGGTGTTATGGCCCCCAGCAGTACGCACAGCGTGACCAGCGGCAGGTCCGCGATCTCCGCGGGGGTGTAGCCGTAGACCTCCGCTAACTGCCGGAAGATGAAGGGCCACCCGACGATTTCGGACGGCCGGCTCGATCGTTTTCCCCGCCCGGCGCCGCCGCCTCCGGTTCCGCCCGACCCGCTCGGGTCGGGCCAGACGAGTTTCCCGCGTCGGCCTCGCCCGTGGCCACGGCCGTGACCTGCATCAACCGCGCAAGCTCCGCCGTGGCCGCCTCCGGGTTGTCCGGGTGCCGCGCGGCCGCTTCTTCCACTGCCTTTTCCACGAGCCGCAGCACGCTCTCCGGGTCGGGGAATTCCGCGGCGTGCTCGGCCTGCAGGCAGGCCCAGAGCTTGTAGGCCAGCCCTCGCGGCGAATTCTCGAACTCGGTCATCTCGGCCTGGCTGACCGCGCCCATGCGCGTGGCCTGTTCCATGGCGATTCGCCAGGCCCGGTCCTGCTGCGACTCGGGGATCTTTCCTGCGGCGATTGCCCGGGCCACCGCCTCCAACGGATCGGACCGGCGCGAAATGATGTACGCCTCCAGGTCGGCATAGAGCTGGCCGATCCCCGGTGCGGTGAGCGTGTACTTCCGGCCGCAGACCGTGAGTGTCCGTCTGATTCGGCCCATGGTCCGGGCCTGTCCCATCGTTGTCATGATGCCTCCTTAGTGGTTAGTGGTTAGTGGTTAGTGGTTAGTGGTTAGTGGTTAGTGGTTAGTGGTTAGTGGTTAGTGGTTAGTGGTTAGTCTTTGATTTTCATCCACTATCCACTACCCACTATCCACTACCCACTATCCACTATCCACTATCCACTATCCACTATCCACTACCCACTACTACTACCGGATTCGATCGAAAGGATACCGTGGTAGGTCGGCCGGCCGCGCGGCTCGAAGCTGTATTCGACCTCGATGATCTCCCCGTCGTTGATGTCGCAGGGGATCGGGTGGCCGGCGATCACGACCGGCGCCTCGATGTAGTTCAGGCCCGTATCGTCCACGTGCAAGTAGAGCATCACGATGTCGCCGTGCCGAAACGGCATGTGCCCGTCGGCATCGAGCTTCGTGGTGATCGAGCCGGTGAAATCGTCCACGGCCGGCACTCCCACCTTGTGCCCGCTGGTCGCGTTGCTGGCGTATTTCGGCACGTTGGTGACCGGCTCGAAGTTCCAGCCGGTCACTTCGACGATTTCACCCTCGGTGGGGCTAGTCATGTACGCCGTGCCGCTCTTGCCCGACATGGCTTGGCTCATTGGTCAATCCTCCTGGAAACTGTCGAAACCACGGATGAACACAGACAAACGCAGATGGAAAGAAAAAATCCGTGTTCATCCGTGTTCATCCGTGGTTCCTTTACTGACAACTGAAAATCGATTAGTGGACCCGGGCCCGCGAGACGAGCAGCCGGAGTTGAACGATAGTCTGCCAGGCGGTTTTACCCGGCTCATCCTCTTGGATCGCACCGCTGGACTCGATGACCACGTCGAGGACCTTGCCGTCGTCCGTTTCGATGGTGCGGTTGGCGAAGGCCGCCTCGATTTGCCGGCGGATGGCGTCTCCCTCGGCGTAGGTCTCGGTCCAGACGTGAATCGTCAGGCCCACGTCGCGGACCATCGAGCTGTTGGTGCGAACGTGCTCTCCGCTGGAAGGCTGTTCGATACTGGCATAAGGCATTTCCCAGAACTGTGGCACGCGACCCGTGAAGACCTGCTCCACCGGCAAAAGCGCTTCCAGCGCCGCCTCGGACTCCCAAAGGTCGTGAATCGCCGCCAGCAGGCTCATGTCATTATTCTCCACTGACCACTAACCACTCCCCACTAACCACTATCCACTAACCACTATCCACTATCCACTAACCACTATCCACTAACCACTAACCACCAACCTCCCGCTTACCGCCGGTTGCCGCGAGCCGCGCGATCACGGCCCGGAACCGTTCGAGCGTCGCCCGGAGCCACGGCCGCGGCGCGATCCGCCGGGTGCCCAGATCGAGGTACGCCATGTAGATGCCCTTTTTCGTCACGCCGATCCGCACGGCTGGCCTGCGGTCGTTGCCGTTGTATTCCCAGACGATCTCGCCGCGGCCGGTGCCGGTCCGCAGCCGCGGAGGCTGGCCGCGCGCGCTCGGATTGTCGTAGGTCGTGTACGTCGAGCCCTTTTTGCCGGCCACGGTTGTTCTTTTTCGCGTTCTCCGCGTACCCGTGTTCGGTTCGCTGACTGCCTTCCGGCACTTCGCGTGGTAGAACGCGGCCGCTCGCTTCAGCCCGGCCGCCGTGGCCCGGCTGAGCTTCCGGTTGAACTCGCGACCTTTCCACTTCAGCGTCAGGGACATTCCGTTACTCGATCAATTTCGTAGCCAGGACCACCGGCAGCGCGTCGATGCGTTCCGGCCGGCGGTAATCATCGACGCGGTAAACGGCCCCGCCCGCGACGATCCGCAGCGTGTAACCCGACAGCAACGACCACCAGTCCTGTTCCAGGATGATTTCATATTTCAGATCCGTGATGTTCTGATCGCCGTCCACGTCCGGCGCGGCGGCCACCGGCTGCACCCGCGCCCGTACGTCCGTGATGAGGTCCCCCCAGGACGGGATCGCCTCGCCGGCGTCGTCTTTGCTGCAGCTGGCCGCCTGGATCGTCACCAGCGTGTCGAGCTGTGCCTCGACGGCCAGGTTGCGGCATGTGGCCGACCATTTCGATCCCAGAAGCTGTTCGTCGATCCCCAAAATGGTCCAGCGGTCCCCGTTGCCATCGACGATCACCGAGCCCAGCGGCGGCCGCGTTGGCGTTTTTGCCAGCGGCCATTGCCAGATCGTGTCTCCCTGCCTCGCCAGGCCGTTCGACGCGGCGGCCTCCTTCATCGTCACCTGGTTGCGGTGCGCGTGTTCGATCGTCTGGTCGTCTTCGCCGTAGACCTGCAGCGTGACGATCTCCAGCCCGTCCACCACGGTCTCGAAGTTGGTCGATGGATCGAACGTAACGCTCATCCGGTGAATCCCTGGGACACGATCTCAAACGGCACACCGTCCACCTCGCCGGCCTCGATCGCGTCGTTAAGCGTCTTGAGCTGGTCGGTAAGCCAGCGTGCGTATTCAGTCCACGAGACTTGCTGGCCGTTGACGTTGTAGGACGGCTTGGGGCTGGTCGTGATCTCGGCCAGCCGCTCGCTGATCTGCAAGCGGGTCTGGATGAGGTTTTCCAGATACCCCATGTCGTCGTTCCCCCTTTACGGATTGTTGAAACCACGGATGAACACGAATGAACACGGATTTTCTTTTCTGTTCATCCGCGTTTGTCCGTGTTCATCCGTGGTTTTCCTTTACCGCAGGTACGTGTATCAAACAAAACCCGATCCCGGTGAACCGGGGCCGGGACCGGGCTCTCCGGCGACGCACGGCGGCTGAGGGAGCGGCTAGGCCCGCGCGTCGCACGTCAATCGGGTCAAGTCCCGCTGGAGCTGCTCGCGGAGGCGGCCCGGTGCCGCTGCCAGGCCCGCGGCTGGAGCACCGCGGCGGCCCCCCGCTCGGAAGCCTTGTAGCGGACCACCACGTCCTGGTTGAACTCGGCCTCGCTGTTCTGCGGTGACTGGAGCACCGTGATCGGCCAGTTCTCCATATAGGCGAACGCCTTGGCCGGGTCGCCGTAGAACCAGTAGCCCTTGGCCGTGTCCGCGTCGAGCGACAACTCCGACTGGAGCCGCTGGTATAGCAGGGCACTGACGGCCAGCCGCAGGCCCATCCCCGAAAGCGGGTTCGGGCTGACGGCCACCGTGTTGGTGTTGGTCGTCTCGCGGACCTCGGTGGCCGCGACGATCCGCTGCGCCGTGAACCGCTTGGCCGGTGTGACCAACACGGTCCGGCCGCCGATCAGGATCGGGTCGCCCGTGGCCGGGTCGGTCATCTCGGCGAAGAGCTGCTCGGCCTCGTCGATGGCCGACCAGTCCACCAGGTCGTTATCGTCCTTGTGGTTGACCCACGGTCCGCTGTCGACCGCCGCGTAGAAGGTGTTGTAACTGGTCCCCTTCCACTTGAAGTTGTTCGTGGCCCCGATCACCAGATCCACCAGCCGGCGTTCCTTGTTCGATCCCAGGACCTCGCCCACCTCGGAGGCCCGCTGGAGGACCAGGTTTGTCCGATCGAAGAAGATCGCCTCCTTGGTGACCGGGATGATGAGCCCCCGCTTGGTCGTGGAAGGGGTCTCGATGTAGTCTTCGCCGAAGCCGACATGCGGGTACGGCTGCGATCCCGCTCGGGGTCGCGCGGCCGCTCGATGCCGGGGATCTTTTCGCCGTCGAGCCGCGTGGAGACGGCCGGGATCAGGCGCGAGAGCGTGAATTCCTCGCGCTGGAACCCTTCCAGGACCTTGCTCACCAGGAGCTGGCCCGTGATGTTGGCGAACGCGGTCACGTCCACCGCGTCGATGGCCGTCTCCTGCAAGAGCAGGCCCTTGCACCACGGATAGCCGCATGGCTCGCCGTCGCGGGTCGTGACCAGCTCCTCGGCCAGGTCGCGCAGGGAGAATTCTTCCGGACGCACACCGCCCGGCTTGCCCTCGCGCCCCCTTTCGAGGGCCTCGGTGATGTCCTGCATCGTCCGGTCCGGGTCGAGCCGAAAGTCCCGTGCGATGCGATTGGCTCGGATAGGCATTGGAAAGACTCCTGTGTTTCTTGTTGTGAAGACGGTCTAGAGCGTGCCGCTCGAAGAGCTGCCGGCCGCCTGGGCCTGCACGCCGCCCTCCATGATCGTGGACTTGATCCGGCTGGGCCTGCACGCCGCCCTCCATGATCGTGGACTTGATCCGGACCAGGACCTTGGTGGTCGCCGTGGCCTCGGACTGCGCCACACGGCCGATGGCAAGCGTCTCGGACGCGACCGCCACGACGGTCTGGTCCAGCAGCCCGTCGCCGTCCGCGTTCTCGTCGGCACCCACCAGGTCGCCGATGTCGAACGTGGCGCTGGCACAGTCGAACTCGAACTCGCCGCGCGTGGCCACGCGGATCGCGGCCGTGTCGCCGGCGGCCGATGCCTGCTCGGCCACCCCCAGAAAATGTTCCTGGAAGATGTCCTGGTTGAGGGCCTCGGAGCCCTGGTCGTTCATGGCCGAGGCCGGCTTGGGCTTCTTCGTGCTCGGATCGAGGTACAGCAGGTCGCCGATCTCGATCACCGTGGCCGAGGCCGGCGCGACAAACACCGGATTCGTGTCGCCTCGGCGGTAACGGAACGTGTTGGACATGACTGGTTTCCTTTAGGTCGATGGACTGTTGAAACCACGGATGAACACGGATGAACACGGATTTTTTCTTCTCTTCATCTGCGTTTATCCGTGTTCATCCGTGGTTTCCCTGTGATTTTTTCTGGAAAAGGTTCGGGTTTCCTGGAACTATTGGAACCGGATCTCAGCGTCGCCAGCCGGCCACGCGCTCTTCGAGCGTCGCGCCGGGGGTGTGTTCGTCCGACTCGGCCAGGTAGCGGCTGCCGGATTTCGGTTCCGTCCGGCCGTTGCCGGCCGGGCCGGCCGCCTTGACCAGCGCCGCCCGGTCCTCGATGAGCTTCTTGCGCTTCTCGGCGTCCGGCTCGGCGCGGAGCGACTCCAGGAACAGGTCGCTGACGGCCGTCTTGTTGGCCGGATCGAGCTTGGCCTCGGCCAGTTCCTTTTGGATCGCGGCCTCGCGTTCGTGCGACGCCTTTTCCTCCTTCAGCTTGGTGACCTCTTCCTTGAGCGATTTCAGTTCGGCTTCGCGGGCCTTGGCCTCGTCGCCCTGCTTGAGGTCCTCTTGGAGCGAATCGACCAAATCGGGCCGGCTCGCC